TGGTCAGGTGGGCGACGACGCCATCATGTGATTGACCGTCTGATCCCCAGTGGTGGATCACGATGCCGATCGGAGCAGCCCGTGCGGGGTCGTAGGTCTGGTTGGGCGAGGGGACGTTTTCGAGGGTGTAACCCATTGTCAGTTCACCGCCCACATGATCTGTCCGTCCCAGGTACCGGTACCCCAGGTTCCGCCCGACCAGAATTGCATGTGAATCTCGCCGTTAGGGTCGATGTACAGGTAGGGGTCTGCTGTGCTCATGATGTGGCCGAAGTGGCGGGCCGCAGGCCGGTCGGCGGCGTTGCCGATGGTGCCGATTCTCCAGTGGTAGCCGGACTGGTATCCGGCCGACGTTTTACGGCTGATCTGTAATGTGGCAATCCTTAGCGAGCCCACCGCAAGAACGGAGGTGATTGAGGCTGTAAATCCCGCGTCAGCAGTAAAAGCGAGGTTTGGGACTGACCCTATGGTTTCTTCTATTTTTTCGGCGGCCTGTTTTGCGGTGGTCGGGTATGCGGACACCTTATCCCCGGCGACAGGATAGGGGATTTTATATTTTGCGGTCGTTGCGGGCATGATTTTTCGAGTCCTTTCAGATCGTTGCGTAGTTCATTGCGGCCCAGGTGAGTTCTCCCGTGCGTGCCCATGTCAGCGCGGTGGGGGTTTTTGCCCAGGTGATGGAGTCGGTGGCCGTGGTCGAGCGCGTGAGGGTTAGCTCGTGTTCCCAGTGGCCAAGGCGCCGTGTGATGGTGCCGCCGTCGAGGTAGACGGCGAGGGTGGGGGCGCCTGGGATCCAGTCCGCACAATCGGTGATCGTCAACGGCAAGCCGATCCGGGTTGAGGCGTCCAAGCTGGCCATGAGCGTCGCGGCGGGCAGGGCTGGGCGTTTGTCGGACATGATGATGCCGGGGATCGTCCAGCCACCTGGTGCGGTCTGCGCTAGAAGATAGTCTGCGAGTTCTTGGGCTGCCGCCTGACTGGTGAGTCCGGTCGATACTGATAGCGTGCGTGTGCCGTATTGGTTGATCCGGTTGGTGTCGGTGGCGAGGGCTTCGTGTGATTCCCATTTGACGCCGCCGTCGCCGTCGGGCACGGCTGATTCCCATTTGACGACGACCTGTGTGGCTAGGTCGGTGGTGTCGCGTAGGACTTGGATGCCGTCGCGGGGCAGGGCTGCGGCGGGTAGTTGGTTTCCGGCTCCTGGGTCGGCTTCGATGAACGCCGGGCCGGTGGCAGGAACGATGAGGCGATACAGGGCTTTGCGTTTGGTCCGATCCTCAAGGTGGAGGAATTCGCCGAGTCCGTCGGCGGCTGACGGCCACAGGATTGCTCCTGCGCTGGTGGCGGCGTCTTTGATGAGGTCGACCAGGCCGGTGGCGTCGGCGTCTTGGGCGCGCACGATGGTCTGGGCGGGCCTTGGGTCTGCGACGACGGTCAGAGATAGGCCGGATGCGGCAATGATGCGCGCTAGGCGTTCGCGTACGGTCTCGGTTGGCCAGGGGTCGGAGCCGACGATGCAGTTAGCCAGGGTGGTGATCACGTCGGCGGCTGTGATCGACAGTACCGGCCGGTCTAGGTTGTCGTCCCATTTGGCGACGGCTGAGGTGATCGCGCCGTCAAAGACGGTGGCCACGGCCTGGCCGGACAAGTCGGAGCGGATCGAGGGTGTAGCGCCGATCTTCAATAGCTGGTAATCGGTCCACGTTTCGGGTATCTGCGTCCATGTATTCGTATCGTCTTTCCAGGCGAGGCCGCTGCCAACGATTGTGAGGACCAGGCCCACGCGGGTGCCGTGAGCTGACGGCGGAGCAACCCATGACAGCTCGAGTGTGGAGCGGCGAAAAACGGTTCGGTTTCCAAGGCTTTGGCTAGTAGTCGCGTCCGGGTAGTAGGACTCTTTGAGGGGTTCTGACCAGTACGCGGGCGCTACGGTGACGTTATAGCCGGGTGGGACGGTCAGCGGTATGGCTACGGTGAATCGCTGGCCTGGGACGACGGCGGGCAGGGTGTTCCAGGCTGCAGGGTCGGAGCTGGTGGGGAACGCCTTGGGCGGCATGAGAATCTTGACGGTTCCCTGAGTCAGATTCGCGGTGCGCGCTGTGCGGTTGATACTCAACGTAGAGTCCCAGGCGGTAGGGGCCAGTTCGGTGGTCGACGTTTTGGGGGCGGCTTGGCCGGTGGCTGTGACGGCGATCCGCTTGCCAGGGGCGATACGTTCCATTTCGGCGGTCGGCGCCTCGGGCGGCAGCGCGATCGTGGCGGTGAGCGTGGTCGCGCCGGGCTGGTCGAGCCGGGTTGATCGACCCCACTTGACTGTTAGGCCACCTAGTACGGTGGTGGCCTGGTTTTCTAGGCTCGTCTTGTCGTCTGCGAATGGCTTGCCGTCCAGATAGACGGTGCAGGTGGGAGAGATCATGCCCCACCTCCGATTGTGACCATGCCGGTGCGGCGGTCATGGGTTTCCAGAATCTTGGAGATCTTGCGGGCTGCATCGTCGGCATCGAGGACGCCGTGAATCTCGAAGTGATTGACCACTTGGGCGGCGCGGGCGCCGTTGGCGTTGGTCGACGGCGCCGGTAGAGCGACGTCGAGGGCGGCCAATGGGGAGACGAGGGTGCGCCCGGCGGCGTTGACGCGGCCCGCTTCGCCCATGATGCCAAGGGCGACGCCTTGGCCGAAGAATCTGCCTAGCCCGATGCCGACGCGGGACGGCGAATGAATACCGAGTTTCGATTTAATGGCATCGACGGCGTTTCCTGCCATGTTTGACGCGGCGTTCCATAGGGAACTGCCCATGGAGCCGATCCCGTTGATGAATCCTTGAATCGCGTCTTTGCCTGCTTGGAGCATTTTGCCGGGCAGAGCGGCCAGGCCGGAGGTGACGTTGGAGATGATTTCGCTGGCTTTGGTTTTGACCAGGTTGGAGATTGAGGACCAGCCGTTATTCCACGTGTCTTTGGCCCAGTTGATCGCAGAGCTGATCGCCCCTCCCACGAGGTTGCCAAGCCCGCTGACTAGGTTCACGATCAAGGTGCGGGCCGAGGACACGATGTTGCCCATGGTGTCCCAGGCGCCTGACCAGTCGCCGGTGATGAGCTGGCCAACGAACGTGAAGATCTGGCTAAAGAAATTGAACATGTCGCCCAAGTAGGTGCCGATGAGGGTCACGGCGTCCAGGACGATCGGGGCGATTCCTTGGATGATGGGGCCGAGGAACCCGGCAATACTGGTGGCGAAGTCTTTGATGCCGGTTGCCAGGTTAGCCACCCAGGGGTAAGCCTCCAAGAACTTGCCCATGTCGAAGCTATCGACCAGTCCGAGCAGCCAGTCCATGGCTTGGCCCACGCCGTCGAAGATCGCAGATGCGACGGGTTCGAGGGCAACCATGGCCTTGTTCTTCATGATCTCGAACTTTTCGGCGGCGTCCATCGTCTCGGCGCCCACGCCGAGGATTGTGTCGCCGGTGCCTTGGGCGACGGACGCGAGGGTGTCCATGCTGAGAGCGCCGGAGTCGAGGGCGCCTATGAACTGGGTAGCGCCTTTAGTACCGAACAGTGTTGATGCCAGGTCAATGGCGGCGGCGCGGTCGCCGCTGGCCAATAGGTCGCCTAGCTCGCCGGTGACGCGCTTAAAGGCGTCTTGTGGTTCTTCGCCCTGCTTGGCAAGCGTGACCAGCGATTTGCCTAGTCCGCCGAGCGTCTTGTCGGCGTCTAGGCCTGCTTTGTCCAGGACGCCAACGAGGGCCGCTGAGGTTTCAAAATTGAATCCAAGTTCTTGCAGGGCGGGGCCTTGTTTGCCGAGTGAGTCGGCCAGGGAGTTTATAGACACGCCGGTGCCCTGAGAGACGCGAAATAGCGTATCGAGGCCACCGGACACTTCGTCGCCTGAGATTTTGAACTGGGTCAGGGCTGCCGACGTGCTTTGGATGTCGATTTCTTCACCCAGGATGCGGCCCGCTTCAAGGTATTGACTGGCCACGGTTTCGAGGGTTTTTCCGGTCAAACCTAGTCGGGTGTTGACGTCGGCGACGGCTGGGCCGATCTGATCGAGGGAAGCGGGGATCTGCGTTGCAATGTTCTTTGCTGATCCGACGAGTCCATCGAGGGCTTCGCCGGACGCTCCGGTGCCCACCCTGATGGTGTCGGCCATGTCGTCGAATTGAGCGCCGATGTCGTACAGGGCTTTACCGGCTGCGACGGCGGCGCCCACGGCGGCGGTGCCGATCATGGCCATGGACGGCACCATGCCGCCGATCTTGCCGATGAGGCCCTCGGAGGCGTTGCCGGTCGAGTCCATGGCTTTGACGGCGTTGGTGGCGTCGCCGATGATGCGCACGGACAGGATCGCGCTCTTACCTGCCATTGTTGGCCTCCTCGATCAGGATTAGGGCGGTTTCGATAATTTCTGGCGGCTCGGCCAGCCATGCGGCAACGGGTATGCCGGTGCGGATGGCCAGGCCGACGATGACGGCAGTCTGTGGGCCTACCGGGTAGGGTTTTCGGCGTCTGCCTCTACCTGCTCGGCGGCGTAGTCGATCAGCTCGTCGGTGACGAACGTGTCGAAGTCGGTTTCGATCAGCTCGGCGCGTTTGAGCGCAGAGTGCAGCATGCAAGCGATCGCGCTGGGCCCGTCCTCCAAGGGTTTTCCGTGGGCGCGGCAGTGGTGCTCAAACGCGATCTTGTCGACGGCGAGGATGCGCACAGTGCCGGTGGTTCCGTCTGCTAACTCGTAGTCGATCATCTGCTTCTTCATTGGGCGTCTCCTTTGATTTTGTCCAGAGCCTTGTCCAGGCTCTTTTCGTATTCGGCAACCCATTTGGGTTCGGTGGCTTTGGCTCCCTCGGTAGCGAACAGGGAGGGCTTAATGACGGCGAAGAACTTGTGCCGTGGCGGTTGTGGTGATGCTCGTTTGGCTGGCCAGACTTTGCGGCCCCACTGGATCGCGTTTGCGTAGGGGACGCTTTTCTTTCCTGCCCTGACGATTCCGGCAGTTTTGGTTCCAGCTGCGCGGATGGAGTCGCGCAGGTCTCGCGACTTCATGGGTACGAGGGCTTCGGCGCCGGTGGCGGCGATCTCGGCGGCCCGCTTGTGGGCCGTTTTCATGTCGGTGAGATCGTCGCCTGCTTGCTTGAGCTGGCGCCGAAGCTCGCGTGCTCCGCGAACCTGAACGATCGCGTCAGGGGCGGCCATGATCAGCCAGCGGCGGCAAACGTCGGCAAGCCGCCCACGAGATCGAAACTGAAGTCAGTGGTGTTGACTTTCTTGGGGTTTCCGCCGAGCTTGACTGGCTTAATCTTGCATTTTCCGGTGGCCTTGTAGCCGCCGGTGGCGGTGGTTGGCACGAATACGTAATCGGCTTCTTTACCGGCGTTTTGGTAGCACCAGACTTCCAGAGCGGTCATGTTGTATTCCTGGATGATGGTTCCGCCGATGGTGCCGAACTTGGCTGCGTCCTCGAAGTATTCATCGTGGTTCAGCAGGGCGGTGCCGCCGTCGTCAGGTAATTCGCCGTTGAGTTCGACGGATTGGCAGCGGGCGGCGAACTGGGTTGCTTTTCCTGCGATGGTGAATGTGAGTGTGCCGGGCCCGAGGCGGGCGGGGGTGATGGTGGCCATGGTTTAGTCCTCCAAGGTGAACGAGTTTTCAAAGGTGATGAACAGGGCGGGGAATGTGGGGCCAGCGCCGGGGGTCGCCGTGTCTGGCTCCATCTCGGTGATGCCAAGCAGATTGCGTAGAACGAGGGCAACCTGGGTGAGGTCGTCTAGCCCTTTGATGTGGTTGGAGTGGTCGGGGCTGATCAGGGCCGCTTTCCACTCGCACACGCCCACGTCGCGGGCATCCATTTCGATGCGCTCGGGCGCGCCCACCCAGGCGACTGTCTGACGCGCAGCCAAGGCGGGTTTGATGGTGGCGGCGTCGGTGGTCACGTGCAGGTCGGGCACAGCCTGACCGATGGTGTCGGTGATGTGGTCGGCCAGGGCACTGATGATGCTCATGCGATCCCCGTCCCTCGCAGGTAGGGGGCCAGTAGCGGCCAGGCCGGGGTAAGCGGGTCGAGCGCTGGACGGAAGAACGCGGGCGCGGTGTCGGCGTCAACGCCCGTCGCTGAGTCGCGGGACGAGGCCCTTCGGTTGAACAGGTTGGCGCCAACTTCCAAGGTGGCGGCCCGACGGATCTCGTCAGGCACCTGCGCGCCGCCGATCTTCTGGTCGACTAGGCTGCTGGCGCTGGCCGCGCACTCGCTGACCCACTCGTTATCTGAGGGATCGGCCAGCACGTATGCGGCCAGCGCTTGGGCGAGGGCGTCCATGATCAGGCGAACTTCGCAGCCATGATCAGTTCCGGCTTAGGCGCGAAGTGCGCCGCGTAGCCGTAGACAGCGAAGTCCTTGGACAGATCTAAAACGTCAGTGTCCTGCAGACGCAGGGGAGCGCCGGGCGCTTCCTTGATGCGGATCGCTTCGCGCGCGTACCCCACGGCGTGCGTGCCCGCCCAGTTGGGGATCCGCTGCACGCTGATCTCGGCAAACGAGCCAGAGCCTGTGCGCACAGAGAGCGTGCCCTGGTGGTCTGTGGGGGCGCCTGCGAACTGTAGGGCCTTGGGATCGCGGTCGAGGTGAGCCAGCGCGCGGAATACGTCGCCGGAAACGGCCAGGCCGTCGAAAACATAGGGCGTTTCGTCGTAGGCGTCGACGAGAGCGAGAGCGAAGTCGATCCAGTCGTTAACGGTCGCGCCTGCCAGAGACGTGAACGTGTGGGTCGGAGACTCTTCGGCGGTGGTCACAATTTCGTTGAACAGCGTGCGGGTCGCCGCCTCGATCTGGTTCGCGTACTCAAACGCCTGGTCATAGAGCAGATCGTCAAGTAGGGAAATGGTCGCGCGCTCGATCGCCTGCAAGCTGAGTTTGCCTAGGCCCGCGTAGGTGTCGACGGGCGCGGACTTGACCACGTAGTCGGACGGGTTTCCGGTGGCGATCTTGTCGCCCTGCTTCGCCTGCTTAGCGACCTTAACGCCGCTCTTTTCTTTCTTCACCGCATATTCGACGGTCATGCCGGTTGAGGGCAGATCCATGGTGTGGGTGAACATGTTGGTAACGATCTGCTTTGCGGCCATGCGCTTTTCGATCACGCCAAGCCAAGCCGGGCGGGCAACCGCATCGGAGGTGACGGCGCCCGAGAACGCGGCGCGCGCCTGGGCGTTGCGCTCGTCGCCGGACATGGCGAGAGCTTTGGCGTATTCGCCGATGGAGCGGAACGCGAACGCGGGAGATTCCTCGGTGGGCGTTGCCAGGTCTGCGAGGCGCGAACGGGTCT